ATCTGTAATGTACGTTATTTCTGCGACATGAAAATTGCCTGTATACTTGCCATCTTCATATTCATTTAGTCGAAGAATATCGCCTACCTTATATCCACGATCATTTTTTCGGATTTCAAAACATTTATCACCTGAAACGACTGCTTCAAAATATTCAGGTAAAATTTTCAAATGGTGGATTCTGTCATTATCTTCATTTCCATACCAAAATTCGTCACGATCCCGTTCTAAAATAACATCTGATATTTTTTCTATTTTATTGGCTAATTCATTTGATTCTTTTACTGTGAACCAGCAATCACGGAAACCACCACGAAAATCAAAGGCTTTAATTCCATCTTTGATTAAGAAACTGATAATCAGAAGTTCCTTGTTTGTTAAATGCGACATTAATTTTCATCCTCCATTCTAAAAAGTTCGTCTTCAAGTCCAGCTTTTTGATACTTCAAAAATTCAGTAATTATGATCGGTTGTTTATTACGCCATGAAATTTCAGTAATATCTGTATTTCTAAGAACCACAATTGATGGCAATGCACCTTGTGCATTTTCATTAACATATCCCCATGAACCCAGGTCCGTATATTTTTTAGGCTTCAAAGAAAAGAAGGAAAGATACTCGCTGTCGCAGTCTCTGACCACATATTTAAATCCTCTTTTTAAAGCTTCTTCCATAACATCTAGCGCTTCTGCTCTTGATTTGATCTCCATTATCTTTTTTATTCGATCTAAATAATCACTCATTCCGCTTTCTCCAATCGAATAGCTGGACCACATGCAATTTCATGGTTAAATCTCTCAACGTTAATTTCCAGACGATCAATATGTTCCTCGTTCACTTCTTGATTCATTTGATACGAGTGGCCTGCCCAAGAATTGAAAGCCTCTAGCCATCCTTGGTTTTCTTTATCAGCTGTGATGATATACTTACTCATTTTGTCCCCTCCTGTTTGTTATCGCTGACGATTGCGGAATTAACTAACGTCCTTCTTCATGACATACATAATATATTTTATTAAATACTTCTTTCGGAGTTTCTTTGTAGTAGGAGTTATAGTCCGTAGGATTATTATTCCAAGCTGGAGCATGCGTCCATTCGATAATTGATCCTACCCCTGGCATGTTAGAGTTACAAATACACTTGATGTGGTTGGCATTTACAAACTCAACATTCCCATCCATCGCTGTAAGTTCAATAAACATCACTCTTCCTCCTGTTCTAAAAACCACTCAATGAACATCTGAATAACTTCTGCTTCCTCAACCCTTGATAAAGAGTAGAATGCTTCTTCCGTTTTAGGGTCTTCGTAGACCTCTCCAATACGCTCAAGTGCCTCAAATAAAGAATCTTTTTTACAGTAGTCTACTTTCAACCAACCAAGTACTTGCTCCTGATTTTTATTAAGTTGTGGTTGTACACTTTCATCTGCCTCAAATGCTTCACTTCCCAATCGCTACTATGCATCTCAATGAATTCAATATCTGATAACCAAACGGCTTTTTTACTCATTCTGCGACCTCCTTAACTCTGAATGAACGCCCTTCAGTAGAGAACTCATGCGGACTACCAAATTCATCTACTATAACAAACGAATTTTCTAGATAATCAATTGAATCTACTTCAAACCACACAGGATAGCCAACGGACATATCATGCATCCATACTTCTATTTTTGGAATCATCTTCTTCACTTACTTTCATGAACACTAACCAGTGCGTTTTTGCTCTTTTATTTCCGTATAACGGCTTATAATCAATTATGCTTAATATTTCAGATAGCTTGATTTGGTCCTCATTCCATTTAAAAACTAACGTCCCATTGGGCTTCAAAACCCTCATACACTCACGAAAACCTTTTTGTATATCTTCTTTCCAAGTTTTCTCGTTTAGCTTGCCATATTTTTTGGCCAACCAGCTGTTATTACCACACCTCAATAAATGCGGAGGATCAAATACAACATGATAAAACGAGTTATCTTCAAAAGGCATCTTTCTAAAATCTGCAACTAGATTAGGATTAACATCGATAACATGCCCACTGTCTAATTTTTCGTAATGTTCTCTGTTGTCTATAAACAAAACTTGTTCGTTTTGCTTATCAAACCAAAACATTCTGCTACCACAGCAAGCATCAAGTATTTTTTTCATAATTTCAAAGGAGCAAAAAGCTTTTTTATGCGGCCGCAAACCTCCACTCCCTTCTATAAATTCACTGGCTCTTTTTTATAACCAGCATCAATCAAAATTCCCTCAATCACATAAAGGTCTGTTTTCTGCTTTAAACTAGCCTTAAATTTCTTCGCAATATTTCTAGCTTTGTCTAAAGAAACGACCTCATATGTTTTAGCCAATGCATCCGCTATTATTGCGGATGTTGGCGTGTAATAAATCTCCAGCAAAATGAACACTCACTTTCTACGAGACTATTCTTCGATTTCTTCTTCATCATCTTCAACTGTCTTTTCAGGGAAAATGATGTTCTCTTTGTTTTTGCTCCAAGAATCTGCAAACGGTGCAAAATGTTGGCGCGCGATCTCCACTTGGTTGATTAGATTATCAACTGAAACTTCATGATCAGCCGCAATTTCTTCTAGCGCTTCACCTTCATCGATTCGATGCAACACGCCACGAACGTTGATTGTTACTGATTCTGGCCATTCGATGGTTGTTGCCTTCTTGATGAACTCGTCAATGGTTTCTTTCGATACTTGTACAGCAACTTCTTCGACTTCTTGCACATCATCGCCCATTTCTAAAGAAGTTTGTTCTTCTTTTAGGACTTCAACTGTTCCATCATTATTTACAACGTATTCGACATTTGGTTTATTCGTCTGTTTGTTTACTGGCACCTTGTACTCCACTGTTTCTGGCTCAATGGTCGTTGATACTGTTTTGCCTAAAAATTCGTTTAAACTTTCATATTTCCCTTTTAATGAAGCGTTGCTAACCACTAATAGCACTTCGATATTTCCATTTGATTTAGATGTCACTTTCTTTACTTCTGGTCTAAAATTTACTTGTTTTGTCATTTTATTTTCCTACTTTCTTTGGTATTATTTTTTTAGAGGTGACTATTGATGCGAACAAATAAAAATCCTGTTAAAACCATAAAAGATTTTCTTATAGCTATTAAAAATAATGAATTTAAAGCTGACCGACAAGATTCTAGAGGGCTACCATATGCCGAAGTACTACCAGAAGATAGTACAGCCGCCATTGTACAAGCTATCGACAACAAATTCGTAGTGGGAGTTGAATATGAGATTATAGATACTATTTATCAAATTTTGAGATTAGAAGATCCCATGCTAACACCTAGTGGTGAAGAATATTTGAGAAAACAGAAATTCTTCTATAATCATCCCACTGCAGAAAAAACTTTTATTGGATTCATTAGTTCAATAGTTTCTGCGATTGTTTCTGCAATTGTTACTCTTCTAGTTACTCATTTTTTTTAATCAATAATTAGTTGCATCTTTCCATTCGTAATCGAAATTATCGGTTATGAATGGTCTTTTTTCGTTTAAAGGCTTAGTTACACCTTGTGTGATCACTTTAAAATCTCTAGCACGAACAACAATCGCTTCAACTGGATGACCATATCGAAGGGCAAATAGACGAAAACGAAGCTTAACGGATTGGTCAATACCATACACGCCAAAAGAGTTTTTAATATCAATGACATGTCTCCAACTCCCATCTAAGTTTTTTATGATGAAATCAGGTGAATAAGCTATCGCCGAAATTTTGCCTATACCATCCGCAGTTGGTGTAAGTTCGGTTAGTTTAAAACGCGGATGAACTTCAAAAGGTAACCCACAATTTTTGACAAACTTTTTATAAAAGTTAGCTTCCTTCTGGCTATCAAATGTGTAACCATCAATCGTGACTTTATTTCCTCGCTTATTCAGGGCTGTTGGGGATTGCATTGTTTTAACTCCCTTTCTTTGGTCGCAGTTTCCGCTCGAACTGCTTTTCCATCTTTATTGCATTCTGGGCATGGAATAGGTGTTGCATAATTAAATCTGTCTTTTCCCCAAATAACACGCTGATCTTGACATCTAACACACTTCATTCTTATTTAGCCCCTTTCATCCAGGCTTGATTACTTTTGGTAGCTTTTTCGGTCGGTTCCTTCTTATCAATCCGTTTAATAGATTTCCCTATATGTTTCTTCGGTTTTTCTGGCATTATAATGGCTTCCTTTACTTCTGAAACGGTTCCGCCAGATACGATTGTTGCAATAGCTGCTGTCTCTTTATGCTCAAATAGCACAGCATCTTTTAAATTGGCTACTGGTCGACCATCTTTGCCAAGATAGGCTGAAATTTTCACTACATACGGCATTGAATGATTCCCCTTTCTATTGATTTATTTTCAAGGCTTTAAAATGCGTTTTAAGCCGTTTTTCTTTCTTTGTATCTATTTATATTCACTTGATTGCAAAACTGCTCTACGTTGAATATATTCGCTAAAAATAATATTTTAGATACCTGATACTCGTTTGTCTGATGTCCCCTCAATTTTCATCACAAATCCTTGTGAATTACTCATGATACGAGAAAGGATTCTCTCCCCATAAGCTTGGCTCATTTCTTTACCTGTTAAGTTCGTAGTAAAAACAGTTGCTTTATTCTGCCGAGCTTCTACAATGCGATTTAAGGTGTCGTTATTAAAGTTGGTACTGTCATTACCTTTAACGCCTAATTCGGCCCCTAAGTCGTCCAAAACAACTAAATCAGCGCTTTTTATCTCTGCCATTAAGGTTCCTGTTATTGTCTTTCTGGCTTGTTCATCTTTCATCGCAAATTTTAGCTGTTCTAAGAGTTCCGCATAGCTAATGAACAGGCAGCGTTTATCATAGTTTGATTTCTCCAACACTTCCCATGCCGTTGACATAGCTAAATGACTTTTACCAACACCGCTTTTGCCTGAAAGAATCATATGAATTGGTTTATTCAAAAGAATTTCAGTCGTGGCTCGATTGGCAATTTCAAAAGCAAGCTTAGTTTCTGTGTCTACTGTTTTGTAAGTTTTAAAACGACAATTAATTAAATTTTTGTCGGTATAAAGCGAGCTATATTTCAGGTAATTAATCGCTCTGGCTTTCAAACTATCGTTAAACATTTTCTCTGTTTCAAGGTCTTCTGCTTTTTTGCGTGCTTTATAGCCACATTCCATGCAAGTTGGCGGACATCTATCGGACCCATCTTTGTTTTTTGCACGCCAAGCATAAAGATTTCCTCCACATTCAGGACATGGATCAGGTGTGATATAAAGCAACGTTTTAATCATTTTCGAAAATCCATCTGATGCTGACTGCATTCTTTCACTTCCTAAAATCCAAGATCATCGTAATCAGAATGACCTGTGTTTGATTTCTGTTGTTTGGTTGTTTTCTTTTGCTTCCTTGCCGCTTCTCGTTCCTCAACAGATTTGAACCCTCTTTGTTCCCAATCTTTCAATATGGCATTGATATAGTTATAGTTTCTTGCGTTTGCATCAATTGCAATTTCAATAGCTTTAACAATTAATTGTTCAGCGTCTTTTTGACTAGCTCCGATTTTTTCAAAATCAGAAATCCAATAATCAAAATCAGTCATGGTTTTAGACGACATCAATCCAAATCCGTTATTTTCCCAAATTGAACGAATGAACGCCCCTTTATTATTATTATTATTATTATTTCTTAGGTTCTTAGGTTCTTTAGGTTCTTGTTTATGTTCAGTTCGTTGTTCAGTTTGATGTGCAGCTTGTTGTTCACTTCGTTGTTCAGTTCGTTGTTTTTTTATTTCAGAAAAGCTTTGATATTCTGCGTAGTTACTGACTTTGTACCATGTCCCGTTTTGTCTACTTCTGCTTAATTCAATCATGTCATCTTTAACAAGCAAATCTAAAAATTTTCTGACGGTGTTTCGGCTTACTTCCCACCTTTCAGAAAGTTTTTTTTCGGATGTAATTCTTTCTCCGACTTTCACCGTTTTTAACTCTCCATCAAAAAGAATCTTTCTGTCTTGGTGATTGGCCATGAATATTAAATCAAGCCACCATTTAAGGTATTGAGGATTTTCCCAAATCCAGTGATCTTGAATGGTTCTATAAAGTTTTATCCAACCTCCAATGGCCAACCTGCCCGCCTCCTTTTATAAATCGTCCATACTGGTAAAATTTGTAATTTTGTTGTGTCCTCTACAATATTCACAAATCCCACAACTAACTGGTTCTTCTTCGCCGTTTTTCACTCGCGTAACATGCTCAATGTTTTCTTTTAATTCTTCTAATTCGTATATCATTTTTTCTTCACTAAGAGTGATGAGTTTTGCTTCACTAGGTGTTTGTTTCGAAACGGCTGCAATGAGGGGAAGAAAATTTTTGTCATATTGTTGTCGAAGCAGTTCGCAATAAACAGCCATTTGTAACACGTAACCGAAGCGTTCAATGAAGTTTGCTTTTCTGTTTAAACGTTCGTCCCATTTTTTCTCGTGTATATCTTTGGTTGTCTTGATGTCTACAAAATACTTTTCTTCTAAATTCAGACAATCAATTTTCCCTTTCCACATTGCACCGCCAATTTCACCTGTGACAATTACTTCTTTTTTGCCTTGATAAATACTTAAAAAGGCTTCTTCTTGTTTTAATCTTTCAATCATCTGCTCCGCGATTTGGAAATCTTTCAGTAGGCCAAACGGTTTTCTTGAAGAAAACATCTTGCTTTTGTTTTCTTCTTTGAATGCTTCATGAATTTCTGGTGATTCAAAGTAAGAATGAACATAATTACCAACTAGCAATGCTTTTGGATCACTCTCTGGTGTCCATTCGCCTTTTAACTTGGCAAGAGCTGCAGCTTCACATTCAAGAAATTTTTTATATTGAGAGACAGACATATAAGCTAGGTCCGCTTCTTGTGAATAATAATTTTCATCAGAAAGGATAATCGTCTTCTTCAATCGTTGAGACATCAGCTTCACTCTCTTTCTGATTGGTTTCATAACCAGCCATCACATCTAAAGTTTCCTGAACTGGCTCTTCTAAAATTTGTTCAGCCATTTTCGTTAAATCTTCTTTTTCAATTGGTTTGGCTTGTTCAATATAGGGTTGCCCTGGTACGTCAGCTACACGTGTAATTCGTTCATTATCGTTTTCTTGATCAGTAGCTTTTTTATTGTTGGAAAATATTTTTTCTTCGAGTGCTATTGCTGTATCTGCAACTGGTTCTGCTTCCTTACGTCTGTTTTCATCATATTCGTATTCTGTTGTTCTATTAATCGCATCTGTCAGTAAATCACTATCATCGCTTGTATTGATAAATGTTTTAGCGGCTCGATTGATTACTGTACGTTTAGCCATTTCTCCTGGAAAATCATTTTGAACATTTTTTGTTTTCGCTTTGCTCCAAGATTTGTCAATTTCTTTTTTTGTCATAACGGTATAAACACGTTCGCCATCGTTTTTTTCAATTACTGCAAAAGCACCAATAATTTCATTGTCTTGATTTGCGAATTCTGGCTCAAATTCTTTAACGACTGTTCTGCCTTTTTCACTGCCAATCCTAAACACATCACCCTTGTGAACAACCTCCGCCCAAATATCTTTAACATTTGATAAACGTTTCAAAACGGCTTGTGTTCCAAAATATGATCGTTGCATTTGTAACTCTTTTCCATAAACAACAAAATAACATTGGGTTTTTGCTGGACTTAGGCCTTGAACAACCATATCTAATAAAGTGTTAGCAACAGATTCTTTTGTAACAACTTCTAAAGCAGGTCTTTTATTTCGATCTTGTACTTTTTGAATTGCAAACCATGCTGATTTTAGAGCATTTGATGCATTGTAATTAGCTGGCAATTGTAACCCATCCTGCTCTAAACCTTTAATTCTGTTAGAAACTGCATCAGTAACGTCTTTTTGTAAAATAATTTCCCCCATCATTGATTCTCCTCTTCTTCGTCATATTCCCATGTTGGCTCTAATGCTTCTTTTTCTTCTGGCGGCTCTTGTCTAGCTCCTAATGAATCAAATTCAGGCATTTTCACCACTCCCAGAATATTTTCGTTTTGTTTTCTTCAAGTTCAACGTGATCAAATCCTTCTATTTCTAATTGAGATAAAAACGTTGATGTAAGACCTTTACTATTCACTACACAACTTGTATTACCATTTGTTGCTGCAGTTCGAATTGATTGAACAATTCTATTTTGAGCATTCGTTAACATTAATTCGTAAACATCATCACTCAAACCTCTTACTTCAATCATTACAACTCACCTCGTAAAAATGCAGTTAGTAGTTCATCCATAGATTTTTCATTTGCAGCATCTTCGGCTTTTTCTGCTACGCATTCTGGACAATCACAAGGTTCGCTTATATTTAATTGCTCTTTTAGATCACCTACAAGTTTTTGCAAGAGTATAGCTAACCCGATAACTGAACCACAAAACGCAGTACTTCCTTGGCCTGTTTCAAAATTTGTAGCACATAGAAGAAGTTCAACATTCTGTGCCTTACATTCTTTTTCAAGTTCAATAATCATTCTTTCAATTTTTCTATTCATGTGGTACACTCTTCTTGAATTTGATATTTGTAACTGACCTACTTTGATGGCCGTCGAAGTGGGTCTTTATTTTTGTTTTTTTACTTCTCGATCTTCCAACGCTAAATCGTAGTAGAGCAACCAAATGATAAAAGCTGCTATATATATGTTTTGGATTAATGGACCAATATTGCCACCTACTAAAAGCCCCAAGCCAAAAACGATTAGCAATGCCGCTATACGTCTTAAATGATAGATTTTTCTCAATGTGATCATCCTTTCTTTAAAAACGATCTTTCGTCTCCATGAATTCTTTCCAATGAATATCTATAAAATGAGCGGTCATCTTAGCATGAAACTTCCAAGGCATCCCTTTACTAGTTGGGAACTTTACGAATCCGCCGTTTCTTATATCTACCTCTTCGCGATATTTATAGAAAACGAGTTTCCAGTCACGTATATCTTTCCCACCTAGGCGGTTAGTAACATCTTTTGCATTCCACGTCTGACCAATTAAGGTTTGATTTTCTAATTCTAAAATCTTTGCCTTTTCAATCAGAATCAAATTAGACGGTATCTCAATTGAAATTTTTGATTCTATCAGTTGCGTCATCTTACTGACCCCCTATCTAATTTTGTAGTATTCAATAATTGCGGTTAGCGTTTCATGAGCCTTTTTACTTTGATTTTTCCCAGAAAGATAATCATTCAAGTCTTGTTTTGGAATATTGAAGTATGTTGCTACAGTAACTAAAGAAATTCCTTTTTTATCAAAGTATTCACGAATTTTAGTTCTGCCTGTCGTTGTGTCTGGCATATTATTTATCCCTCCTTTTAATAGTTAGTAAGTTAATTAGATAGAATTGTATAAAATTGTTGACTGAACACTACACTATAGTGTAGTATATAGACATACGAAATAAGCCTATAACAAAACCTTTATTATGCACTCGGTCGCCAAACTTAATGCTATAAGGTGTGTTTTTAGTTTGCTTTTTTCTATCCAATTAACTTACAAGAACAATATACACTATAGTGTTGTATTTGTAAATAAAAAACTACACTTTTTTATTGTTTTTTGTAAGAATTTAAGGAGAATGCTGATATGACAGTATTTGAACGTGTCAAAACACTTGCAAAAAATCGATCAAAAACTATGAAACAAGTAACATTAGATTTAGGATATAGTGAAAACTATTTCTATAGTCTAAAAAGTGGCAAACAGCCATCGGCTGAAAAATTAAAAGAATTAGCTGACTATTTTAACGTGTCTGTAGACTATTTACTTGGTAGAACTGAAAACCCCAATCCAGTCGACAAAAATCAACTAACAGTCGAAGAAGCTTTATCATCTGTTATGAGTAGTGACGGAAAACCGCTGACTGAAAATGATAGAGAAATTTTGTCAGGCATTATTGAAGCGTATTTGGAGAAGAAAAATAAGTAGGTGTTGTTGTTGAGGAAACAAATTGAAATGATTGTTAAAGAGTTAGGTGTAATCATCTTAGAAAAAGAGGATTTAGATGCAGATGGACATTATATTGCGTCGATAAATACCATCGTTTTAAAAGATTCTTTGGACGAATGGAATAAAAGAAAAACCCTTCTTCATGAATTAGGCCACGCTAGCGAACATCAACATAACTACCAATTATATAATTTAGCTTTTTCTTTACATTCTAAAATGGAGCATGAAGCTGATGTATTCATGATTGACAATCTCTTAGATGATTATATGTCTAAAACTGGTTTAACTGTTGAACAAGTTAACTATATGCGTTTTATAGAAGATGCTGATATTGATGCACGTTATGAAGAGTGTATAAGAACTCTTTTGTTTAATAAACTACGAAGAATTAATTTTGCATAAAAAAAGCCCGCGTGGGGACACGGACTTCAACCTCATTTCGAGATTTAGCTGATAAAAATATTATAACAGAAATGAGGAATTTTAAAAATGAAAATAGGTAAATTGTTTGGGGTATCACTAATATCTTTTGCCATTTTAGCTGGGTGTTCATCAACTAATAATAACACGGCAGAAGTAAATAAATTAAAAACAACTGTATCAAGTTTAAAAGAGGAAAATAAAAAATTAAGCACAAAAGCTAGTCAGCTTGATGAAATACTAGATGCTTTTGGAACTTCCGATTCTAGCAAATCAGATGAAAATAGTACTGGTTCATCCAATACTTTGAAATTTAATGAATCTGGAACGTTTGGTAGTGGTGAGAAAATCACAGTAATTTCTGCTGAAGATGCTCCTAACCACCAATTGCATGAACCAAAAGATGGTGAACATCCAGTGGAAGTAAAAGCAGTTGTAGAGAATACCACTAGTTCACCTATCAGTTTTAATGTTCAAAATTTTGCTATGTATGATAACAATTCAGAATTAGCTGATTTTGATGCTAGCACTTATCAAAATAACATACCTAATGATATAGCTGCCGGAATGAAAGCTAATATAACTTTTTACTTTTCTTCAAAAGGTTCTGGACCATATGTTGTTACATTCGGGGACGGCATGTGGAAGCAATAAGTATCCCCTTCTCTGGTGAGTTCTAGCATGTTCGATTCATGCTAGGGGCTTTTAAGTGAATATTGGGGGTGATACAATGGCAAGCATAAAAAAATTGAAAAGCGGATGGCAATATCGAGTCTCTTATAAGGATAAAGATGGCCGATATAAAACAAAAAGCGGCAATGGGTTTTCAACAAAAAAAGAAGCGCAATTGGCAGCATCAGAAATTGAAGCTAGGTATTCTAAAGGATACTCACTAAAAGAAGGCGAAAAATTATTTCATGAGTATTTTCGAAATTGGTTTGAAGTTTACAGGAAAGGCAAGTTATCACAAGACAATGACGGTGATATTCGTCGGGCTGTTGATTTTAGTGAGAAATATTTTCCTGATACAAAATTAAAAGAATTGACTCGACAAGAATATCAAAAGGCCCTGAATGACTATGGGGAAACACACGCTACAGCTTCAGTAAAAAAACATCATACGTATATGCGAGCTGCTCTTAAAGATGCTTTGGAAGAAGGCATTATTCATAGAGACCCTACCTATCGAGTACAAGCTATAGGCAAAAAGAATCCTAAGCACGAAGAATTGAAATATTTGAATTATCAAGAGTCTATCCATCTAGTTCACGAAATATTAGAAGGTATAAAACCCACTTATACTTCTCGATTTATTATTTTGTTTGGTATTGCGACTGGTTGTCGTTTTTCAGAAATTATAGGCATGACTTGGGACTGTATCGACTTCAAGAATAAAACTGTAAAAGTAAATAAAACATGGGACTATAAATATACAAATACATTCTCTAATACGAAAAATTATCAATCAAAAAGAATAATCACTATTGATGATGATACGCTCGATTTATTAAAGAAATTACAGTTACATCAAAAAGAATATTATTTAAAATCTGGTCTACGCAACGAAAATAATTTAGTATTTTTGAATGACAATATGGAACTTGTATCGAATACAGCTGTAAATAAAGTCCTTCGTAAATTCTGTAGAAAGATCGGTACAAAAGAATTGACTTGTCATGGTTTAAGGCATACCCATGCTTCAATAATGTTGTATAAAGGAATAAATATAAAATATGTATCTCGTCGCCTTGGACATAAGGACATTGTAACCACTTTACAAACCTATCAACACATTTTAGACGAGATGGAACAAAAAGAAAGTAATGCTGTTAATGAAGTGATGAAACAAATGTATGTATAATTTTTTTGCATTATTTTTGCATCAAGCAGTTAAAAACAGCCATAAAACCAGCATTTACAAGCTAGGTTTTACGACCGCCGTCTCCATTAAAAAGGAACTTGCTAAACGTTGTTAAATCAACGATTTAGTAAGTTCCTTATTTTCTTGGGAGTTGGACTGAACTCGGACTTTTGAGAAAAATCATAAAGAAAATAGAAAAAGGTATCAACTAATAATCAAAATTTGGTGAATACTTTCAAGAAAACATTATTAAAAAGGTAATCTTTTACATAACGAACCAATTTTCTGCTGAATAATTTCAATTTATTTAAATTATACTTGATTCGATTAGCTTCACATGGATATCCACTTTTTCTAAAATGAATCTCCATTGTAATTATTTCATATTTATGAATAGATATTCTAATGGATAAACCTGTAGAAATTTCGATTTATATTACCTTATAGAATCCAGATAACAAATTTGTATAATAAAAATAGATTCAATATTTTTGTATTTTATGTGGTAAAATTAATTAAATAATGTCAAAGGAGATTCTCAAA